CGGCAAGCTGAAGGAGCTGAAGCTCCTCCCCAACAACCGCGTGGTCAACAATCAGTATGCCAAGATGGTGGACCAAAAGACCAACTACTCCTTCGGACGCCCGATTTCCTTCGATACGGAGAACGAGCAGTATGCCCAGGCGCTGAACGACGTCCTGGGCGCTCGGTTCCGGCGGCTGCTCCGGGCCGTGGGCGAGGGGGCGTGGGTCGGCGGTAAGAGCTGGGTGTATCCGTACTATGAGGCCGGGGAGCTGGCCTTTAAGCGGTTCCCGGCGGATGAAGTGTTGCCGTTCTGGGCCGACGCCGACCATACGATCCTGGACGCTGCGGTCCATGTCTACATGGTCCAGGAGTACGACGAAACGGAGCAGGCCAAGGAAGTGGTCAAGGTCGAGGTCATGCACGGGGGCGGGGTGGATTGCTTCATCCGCAAGGACGACGGCACCCTGATCCCGGACGACTACGCCCGCTCCGGCCCCTACATCACCGAAACGGACGAGGGCAGCGGGGAGGCCAAGACCTACAACTGGGAGCGCATCCCCCTGGTCTGCTTCAAAAGCTCCCACCATGAGCTGCCGCTGCTGTCCAGGGTGAAGTGCCTCCAGGACGCCTACAACGACGTCCTCTCCAATTTTGCCAATCAGATGGAGGAGGACGTACACAGCACCATCCTGGTTATTCGGAACTATGACGGGGAGGACCTGGGCCGGTTCCGTCACAACCTGGCCACCTATGGGGCCATCAAAGTGCGGTCCTATGAAAACACGGAGGGCGGGGTGGACACCCTGACGCTGGAGGTCAACGCGGAGAACTTCAAAACGCTGCTGGCCTTGCTGAAGGACGCCATCATAGAAAACGCCCGTGGCTATGACGCCAAGGACGAGCGCATGAGCGGCAACCCCAATCAGATGAACATTCAGTCCATGTACTCCGACATCGACCTGGACGCCAACGGCATCGAAACCGAGTTCCAGGCCGCCTTTGAGGAATTGCTGTGGTTCGTCAACAAGCACCTGGCCAACACGGGCAAGGGCAGCTTCGAGGGCACCGAGGTCAAAATCATTTTTGACCGGGACGTGCTGATCAACGAAACCGAGGCCATCAACAACTGCAAGGCGTCGGTGGGTATCCTCTCCAATGAAACCATCGTGAAAATGCACCCCTGGGTCACAGACCCGGAGGAGGAGCTGAAACGGCTGAAGGAGGAAAAGGAGGAGGAGGCCGCCGCCGATCCATACCGGGCCGCCTTTGAGGCCACCCGTGGAACAGGCGGAGCGCCCGGCAAGGGTACACCGCCCGTGAAGGACGGTGAGGGCGATGGCAAGGCAGAATAACCCCGCCTACTGGTCCCAGCGCATGAAGCTGATGGAGGATGCGCTGAAAGACCGCTCGTTTTCCTATGTGGAGAACATGGAGCGCCAATTTATGGCCGCCCAGGCGGAGGTGGAGCGCCAGATCGCCGTATGGTATCAGCGGTTCGCCGCCAACAATCAAATCTCCCTGGCCGACGCCAAACGGCTGTTGACCGCCGGGGAGCTGGCAGAGTTCCGCTGGACCGTGGGCGAGTATATCGCCTATGGTCAGCAGAACGCCATAGACGGGGCCTGGATGCGCCAGCTGGAGAACGCCAGCGCAAGGGTCCACGTTTCCCGTCTGGAGGCCATCAAGCTCCAAATCCAGCAGCAGGCCGAGGCGCTATACTCCAATCAGCTGGACCTTGTGGACGCCGCCGCCCGTGAAATGTACCTGGGCAGCTACTACGGCACCGCCTTTGAGCTTCAGCGGGGCCTTGGGGTGGGCTGGACCATGCAGGCCATCAACGAGGCGACGATTGCAAAGGTCCTCTCCAGGCCCTGGACGGTGGACAATAAGACCTTCCGGGACCGCTGCTGGACCAACAAGCAAGCCCTGGTGAACAGCGTCAACACCCAGCTCACGCAGATGATCATACGGGGCGAGGCCCCGGACAAGGCCATCGCCGCCATTTCCCATCAGTTCAAGGTGGGCCGGGATAAGGCGGGCCGCCTGATCATGACGGAGGCCGCCGCCTTCTCCAGCGCCGCCCAAAAGGACAGCTTCACGGAGCTGGGGGTGGAGCGGTTCAAGGTCGTGGCCACCTTCGACAAGGACACCTGCGACATATGCGGGGCTATGGACGGCCAGGTTTTCAAAATGTCGGAGTATCAGGTGGGCCTCACCGCTCCGCCGTTCCATCCCTGGTGCCGGTGCTGCACCTGTCCCTACTACGCCGACATGGCGGACCTGGGGGAACGCTGGACCCGTAACCCGGACGGCACCACCGCCAAGGTGCCCGCCGATATGGGCTTCGACGAGTGGCGTCAGAAGTTCGTTCAGGGGGCGGGGCCGGGTTTGACACCGCCCCAGGCCGGTGGTACAATACCAGCACCAGCCCCGGCACCCACCCCGGAGCAGCAGCATTTTTCCACCGCCGTCCGGGGTATGCCCGGCATGACCCAGGACTACGGCGACGCTCTGGAGGCCCGTTTCGCTACCGGCACCCAGGCAGGGCAAAGCGCCTTTGCAAAGCACGTCCCGGCTGGTTCCGTGGCGGATGGGGCGCACAGCGGGACGGCCTATTTTAGTTCCCTGAAGCAAAAGGTGTATATGAACTTTGCCGACGACCTGACCAACGTCCGGGGAGCCGGGGCCACGTTCTTCCACGAACACGGCCATTTTATCGACTTCATGTCCTGCGCCGGGACCGGCTGGACCTCTCTCCAGACCCCGGCCTTCGGGGATGCGCTGCGGGCTGACTTCGATGCCTATATCAAGGGCATTATGAAGCAGCAGAAAATCACGAAAACGGCGGCCTACTCGGTGATCTCCAAGGAGGTCACGCCGGATCAGTACAGCGCCATTTCTGACCTGATGGGCGGGCTGTCCCGCAACAAGGCCCGTGGTAACTGGGGCCATCCCACAAAATACTGGAATGGCTACGGGGCGCTGGAGCTGGAGGCGTTTGCTCATATGTACGAGGCGCAGTTCAACCCGGCCCGGTATGCCCTGATGCAGAAGTATTTCCCCAGCGCCCTGACTGAATTTGAAAACCTGTTGAATGGGGTGATTTGATGCGATACCAAGATTTTAGAGCGGACGAGAGACTGACAGCTGCCGCTGCCGTTTACACGGCCCAGCACGGCGGCGGCTTCTACGGCGGGGAGCCGGACGGCGGCCTGGTGTATGAGCTGGAGGACGGCGAGGCGGCCTATATCCCCCCGGAGGGGGCGGACGTCGCCCAGGTGCTCCGGGACCTCCGAAGCGGCAAACCGCTCTCGGAGCTGTGGTCGGAGCTGGAGTATGACCCGGACAACGCATACTGATGATTAGAGCATCGTGCAGGCGCACGGTGCTTTTTTCATACCCAAAACTACCGCTGGCCCGGCGGATAAAAATGGGGCCGCTGCCATACGGGGACAGGCCCGACAAAAAGGACGGCAGCAGGAAGGAGTCAGACATGAAATTGCAGTGGATCAAAGACATCCTGGGGGACGCCTACACGGAGGAGCTGGACGCCAAGGTTAGCGCCGCCCTGGGGGAGCGGTTTGTTTCCCGCTCCGACTTCAATGCGAAAAACAGCCGCGTCACCGAGCTGGAAACCCAGGTGGGCCAGCTGGAGGAGCAGGCCAAGACCCACGCCACGTCGCTGGCCGATCTGAAAAAGCTCACCGGCGACAACGAGGCCCTGACCAAGAAGATCGGGGAGCTGGAGGAGCAGGCCAAGACCGACAAGGCCGCCTATGAGAAGGAGCTGGCCCAGGTCAAGCTCGTGGCCGCCGTGGACGCCGAGCTGACCGCCGCCGGGTCCAAGAACAACACCGCCGTGCGGGCCGTTCTGGCCGACTTCCTGGCGGGGGCCAAGATCGTGGACGGCAAGGTCACCGGCAAGGTGAACGGCGAGAGCGTCACCCTGGCTGCCCGGATCGAGGCGATGAAGAAGGACACGTCCACCGACTTCATGTTCGGTTCCGTACAGCGGGAGGGCTGGAAGCCCGGCGAGGGCGGCGACGGCGGCAAGCCTGCGGGCGGCAAGAAGCCCTCCGAGATGTCCTATGCCGAGCTGGCCGAATACCTGGCCGCCAACCCCGACGCTAACCTGGATTGAGAGGTGCGTCATGAGTAAAAACGTCGTAACCCCCAAAAGCGTGTCCTTTGAGGACGCGCTGCGGAACCTGGCCAGTCGGCTGACCGGCCAGCCCGCCGCCAAGCTGCCCCGCACCCAGGAGGGTATCGTGCAGTTCATGGCGGAGAACGTCCCCAGCTTCGACGAGATGGCGGAGGCCATCACCATGGAGGTCTTTGCCCGGCTTGTCAAAACCGAGGCGGAGAACCCCGGCAGCGTCGTGCAGCAGGAGGACCCCGACAAGGCCGCTCAGGAGGCCCACGACGCCCCCGGCACTTCTGGGGGTACGTCTACCCCTGGAGAGGCGGAGGAAGCCAACACGGAGGCCCCTGTTGCCGACGGCAAGCCCAAACGCGGGTCTAAACCCAAGACCCAGAAATAAGAAAGGACGATGAACAATGCCTAACGCGAAATTCGATGCAAAGAGCTTCAACCCCCAGGCGTTCAAGTACCGGGCGGACAGAGTGCCCCGTGTCCGCCTGAACGAGATGCGGAAGTCCCGCATCCTGGCCGGGAACCCGGATATCCGCGCCGTGTTCACCACCCAGGACGGCACCGGCTACGCCCGGATCGCCATGCGTGGCCTGCTGGACGGCGACGCCGTGAACTACGACGGCCAGACCGACATCACCGCCACCAGCACCAAGACCTTCGAGCAGGGTGTGGTGGTCGTTGGCCGGGCCAAGGCGTGGGTGGAGAAGGATTTCTCCCACGACATCACCGGCGGGATCGACTTCATGGATAACGTGGCCGCCCAGGTGGCGGAATACTGGCAGGACGTGGACCAGGATACTCTCCTGGCAGTCCTCCGGGGCGTGTTCTCCATGACCAGCACCAAGGGCGCGGAGTTCGTCAAGAAGCATACCTTCACCGTGGACGGCCCCATGGAGGCCACCACCCTCAACAGCGCCACCGCCCAGGCGTGTGGGGACCGCAAGAAGAAGTTCGCCATGATCTTCATGCACTCCGCCGTGGCCACCAACCTGGAGAACCTGAACCTCCTGACGGCGCTGAAGTACACCGACAAGGAGGGCGTCACCCGTGACCTGACCCTCTACACCTGGAACGGCAAGCTGGTGATCACCGACGACGGGATGCCCACCGAACAGGGGGAGGACGGGACGGTCACTTACACCAGCTATGCGCTGGGCGAGGGCGCTATCGAGTACGAGGACATCGGGGTCAAGGTGCCCTATGAAATGGCCCGCGATCCCAAGACCAACGGCGGCCAGGATACCCTCTACACCCGCCAGCGGAAAGTGTTCTCCCCCAAGGGTATCTCCTACGAGAAGAAGATACAGGCCAGCCTCTCCCCCACCGACGCGGAGCTGGAGAACGGCCAGAACTGGGACCTGGTTCACTCCGGGGAGGCCACGGAGGCGGAGCGGTCCTACATCGCGGACAAGGTGATCGCCATTTGCCGCATCAAGTCCAAGGGTTAAGGTGAGCGCCGTGGAGGTATACGAGGCCGTGGTGCCCCGGCTGGCCATGCTGGGGTACAGCGCCACCGAGGCCGACAAGCCCGCCCTGGAATACCTGATTGCCAAGTGCCGGGTGGAGCTGCTGACGAATATCAACCACAAGGAAGTGCCGGAGGGCCTTTTCTACACGCTGGTGGATATGGTGGCCGGGTCTTTCCTCCATGAGAAGCTGGCCGCCGGTGGGCTGGAGATCGAGGGCCTGGACTTCGACCAGCCCGCCAAGAGTATCACCCAAGGGGACATCAAGGTTGACTTTGCCGGGGCCAGCGACGGGGTGGGCAGCGCCGAGGCGCGGTTCCGCTCCCAGCTGGACGCCATGACGCACCCCCCGGAGAGCGTCCTTGGGGCGTTCAGGAGGCTGCGATGGTAATACCGAAGGGCTACAAAAAGGCGATCCAAAGCCTGTGGGACGGCAGAGCCACCATCACCGTGCGGGAGGGTGTGCTTGACGAGCGCACGGGCCGCACAGAACCTGTGGAGCGTGTCACGGCCTCGGAGCTTCCCTGCCGTGTCTCCTTCGCCACCGTCAAAAGTACGGAGCCGGACGAGGAGGCCGCCAGGGTGGCCCAGACCGTGACGCTCTATATTGACCCCTCCGTGGTGATCCCGGAGGGGTCGAAAATTACCGTCACCCAAAACCAGGTGACAACCGACTACGAGCGAAGCGGCAAGGCGGCGGTCTACACCGACCACCAGGAGGTGCCGCTGGAGCTGTGGGAGGGGTGGGCCTGATGGCAAAACGCTGGGGGAGCTGTGATTACAAGCAGCTCCAAAAGCTCCGGCAAAACCTCGCCAAGCTCCAGGAGGTAGACATGGACCGCTTTTGCCGGGAGGTATCCAAGGAGCTGGCCGCCCGGCTGCTGGCCCTGGTGATCCCCCGGACGCCGGTGGGGCAATACCCCAAGGCCAGCGGCAAAAAGGGCGGCACCCTGCGCCGAGGCTGGACCGCCGGAAGCCGGGACGCCAAAGCCTACGCCCAGGCCCTGCCCATCGACAGGCAAGGCAGCACCTACACCGTCGAGGTGATCAACCCCGTGCAGTATGCCAGCTATGTGGAGTTCGGACACCGCACCAGGGGCGGCAAGGGCTGGGTGGATGGCCAGTATTTCCTCACCCTCTCCGAACAGGACCTGCGGGGCCTGGCCCCCGGCCTGATCGAGAAGAAGCTGGAGAAGCGGCTGCGGGAGGTTTTCAATGTCTGAGATCAGTTTCAACAGTATCCGGGACGGGGTAAGCCTTGCGCTTCATACCGCGTTCCCGGCCCCCGCTGAAATCCACGGGGGCAACGTCAAGCAGGGGCTAAAGGCCGGCGACTTCAACGTGGTCATGCCCGGCGCTGGGCACCGGCTGGAGGTGGGGCGGTGGTACAAACGGACCCCCACCGTGGACGTGATCTACTACCCCCGCAAGGACAGTGCCGAGTGCTACGCCGTGGCGGATAAGCTGACCGCCGTCCTGGAGAGCATCACGACCCCGGAGGGGGTTGTGGTCCACGCTACCGGCTGCACATGGAACGTCACCGACGGGGTACTTCATGTGCTGGTGGCCTACGACCACCACGTCTATAAACCCCGTGAGGAAATCATGATGGAAACCCTAAAAATTGATCAGAGAGGATGAACAACATGGCTAAAACGACACCGGCGGCGGATACCCCCGCCGAGAAGAAGGAGACGGCCCCCACCTTCACCCGTGACCAGCTGGCCGCCTCCAAGCGGTACGCCACCCGGAGGGATCTGGTAAATGTTCTGCTGGAGGACGGCAAGCAGTACACGCTGGCCGAGGTGGACGAGAAGATCGAGGCGTTCAAGAAAGGCAAGGTGAGATAAATGGCACTGGGCGGCGGCACCTGGCTGGTCCAAAACAAGGTCCTGCCGGGCAGCTATATCAACTTCTCCAGCATCGCCAAGGCGTCCGCCACGCTGTCCGACAGAGGATACGCGGCGGCCCCCTTCGTCCTGAGCTGGGGACCCGAAAACGAGGTTTTCGCTGTCACCTCCGGGGAGTTCCAGAAGAACAGCAAGGCCATCTTCGGCTATTCCTACGACCACCCCAAGATGTGGGCGCTGCGGGAGATTTTCCTCCACGCCACCACCGTGTACTGCTACCGGCTGGGGCTGGGGGCCATCAAGGCCACCAATGCCCACGCCTCCGCCAAGTATCCGGGAGTGCGGGGCAACGACATTTCTATCGTCATCGCCGCCAACGTGGACGACCCGGCCCTGTGGGACGTCAGCACCGTCCTGGACGGGATCAAGGTGGACACGCAGACGGTGGCCACGGTGGAGGACCTGGCCCCCAATGACTATGTCGTGTTCAATACCAAGACGGAGCTGAAGGCTACGGCTGGGATGCCCTTGCAGGGCGGAGCCGACGCCGAGGGCGTCACGGGGGACAGCCACCAGGCGTTCCTCGACAAGATCGAGCCGTATGCGTTCAACGCTATGTGCTGCCCGGCGGCGGACCCCACCATCGTCAAGCTGTATGCCACCTATACGGAGCGGATGCGGGACGAGGTGGGCGCAAAGTTCCAGCTGGTGGCCTGGCAGCCCTCCACCGTGGACTATGAGGGCGTGATTGGCGTCTGGAACACGGCCACCCACCCCACCATCAAGGACATGGAGGAACACGCCGTTGTGTACTGGGCCACCGGCGCTCAGGCTGGCGTGGCCGTCAACAAGTCCCTGACCAACGCCAAGTATGACGGGGAGCTGGTCCTGAATACGGACTATAAGCAGCCGGAGCTGACGGCGGCCCTCAAGGCTGGCAAGTTCATGTTCCATAACGTGAACGGCCTGACCCGTGTCCTGGAGGACATCAACACCCTGCTCACCCTCTCCGACACCAAGGGAGAGGTTTTCCAGAGCAACCAGACCATGCGTGTGTGCGATCAGATTGCCAACGACGTGGCGGTCCTGTTCAATGAGCGGTATGTGGGTGTGGTCCCCAACGACGCATCCGGGCGCTCCACCCTGTGGGGGGACATCACCCACTACATCAAGGAGCTGGAGAAAATCCGGGCGGTGGAGAACTTCGACCCCGACACCGTGACCTGCGAGCAGGGCGACAAGAAGAAGGCCGTCCTGGTGGTCGTGAACGGGCTGAACGTGGTCAACGCTATGGCCCAGCTCTACATGAGCGTCATCATCCAGTAAAGGAGGGAGCATAAATGTCTGATACTGCTATGATGCGGGCGGGGGACGCCGTAAGCGCCCACCGTGCGGAGTGCTTTGTCACGATTGACGGCAGACGCTACTCCATGCTGATGGCCAAGGACTTTGAGGGCAAGGCCCAGGTCAACACCAAGGAGGTCCCCCGGCTGGGCAATATCGTGATTGGCCACAAGGCCGACACGCTGGTGCTGGCCTTTTCCATGACCATCTACAAGTGCACGGAGATCTTCGACGACGTGATCGAGCGGTTCATCCGCACCGGGGTCATGCCCACGTTCACGATCCAGACCAGCAACGACGACCAGGCCAGCTCCGTCGGGCGGTCCACGAAAATCTACAACGAGTGCGTCCTGGACGGCGACGTGCTGCTGTCCATGTTCAACGCGGAGGGCGATTTCATCGAGCAGACCATTGAGGGCTTCTGCGACAGTATCGCCCGCCCGGAGAAGTACACCAATCCGGCCTATATGTAACAGGAGGAACAGAGTATGAGCAATAAGAGCCTGTCCGCGTTCATGCGGCCCAACGTCCAGCAGATCGAGAACGCCAAGTACGCCGCCTCCCCCCGGTTCCAGGGGGAGGACGGCAAGCCCCTGGAGTGGGAAATCTGCTGTATCTCCGCCGACGAGTACGCCCGTATCCGCTCCGGCTGTATCCGGCAGGTGCCGGTGCCGGGCAAGAAGAACCAGTTCACCCAGAAACTGGACACCTACGAGTTCCAGTCCAAGGTGTGCGCCCGCTGCACCGTGTTTCCCGACCTCAACAACGCCGAGCTTCAGGACAGCTGGGGCGTGGCCAAGCCGGAGCAGCTGGTGGGTGCCATGCTGATCGGCGGGGAGTTCGACGACTATGTGACGGAGGTTTTCCGGGTCAACGGCTTCAAGACCGAGAACGAGCTGGTTGACGAGGCAAAAAACTAATCGAGGACGGCGACCCGGAGGCCAACTACGCACATTTTTGTTTGCAGAAGTTCGGCTGGGAGCCGTCCAAGTTTTTAGATTTGCCTGTCAAAGAGCGAGCTTTCGTGATCGCCTCTATTGACGCCCGCTGTGCTGCGGAGAAGAAAAAAGAGGCGGAACTGAAAAGCAAAGCGAATAAGGGCCGGAGCAGGGGCCGGGGGCGCAGAAGGTGACCCCGGCCCCGCTGTAAAGGTGGTGAGCGTATGGCAACAATCAAATCCCAAATGGCCCTCAATGACGGCATGAGCGTGGTTTTGAAAAAAATCACCGCCGCCCTGGATACCACGCTGTCCTCCTTTGAGCAAATCCAGCGGCTGTCCGGCAACGCCATGGACGTGGCCGAGATCGAGGCCGCACGGGGGGCGCTGGCAGACGCCAGCAACGCCGTGGACGAAATGGCGGATAACTACCGCCGGGCCGCCCAGGAGGAGGAGCGGCTAAACCAGGGCATCCATGAGGGCACCTCCGCCCTGGATGGCATGGTAACAAAGGTCGTTTCCCTGGTGGGGGCTTACATGAGTCTGTCCGCCATTAAGGGCTTCGCTACCAGCTCCATGGACGCCGCCAACACCCAGATCAACGCCCAGCGGCAGCTCCGCACGGTTCTGAACAACATGGGGGCGGAGGACGACTTCCAGGCCCTTGCGGACGAAACGTCCGGGAACACCCTGGAAAACACTCTGGCCCTGGATACCTCCGAGGCCGTGAGCAATTATGAAGCCCTGGCGGGCATGGCCGACGGCGCGGAGCTGGGGAATACCCTGACCCTTGCCACGGAAGGGGCCGCCAACGGCTACACGGGCCTCGCTGACAGCGTGGACGGGGCAGAGCTGGGAAACACCCTGACCCTGGACACAGACCCCGCACAGGCGGCCTACGCGGCCTTTACGGCGGGCGTGGACGGAGGCCGGGTCAGTATGGAGGTGCAGGCGGACACCGGCCAGGCCACGGCAGCCTATGACGCCATCCTTGCCAAAGCCTCCGAAATCCAGGGGGCGGGCATCTATGGCGACGAGGCCATGATCGCCGGGGCGGCGGAGTTTGCCACCTACTTCTCCGACGCCAACGCCATCCTCTCCATGATGGACACCCTCACCGACTACGCTATGGGCATGAGCGGGGGCGGCGCTCTGGACACTGAGGCCATGGTGGACTATGCCACCGGCCTGGGCAAGATCATGTCCGGGTCCTACGACGCCATGACCAAAAAGGGCTTCGAGTTCACCGACACCCAAAAGGCCATCATTGAGGGCACCGCCACCGAGGCCCAGATCGTGGCGGAGCTGGGCGAGGAATACCTGGGTATGAGTCAGGATATGCAGGCCGCCGCTGCCATCAACGCCGTAATCGCGGAGGGCTGGGGCGGGCTGTACGAGGCTATGAGCAACACCCCGGAGGGCAAGATCATCCAGCTCAACAACGCCCTGGGGGACATCAAGGAAAACGTGGGGGCCGGTATCTATCCGGCAGTTTTGAATTTTATCAACGTTTTCCAGCAGAACCTTCCGCAAATCGAAACGGCGGCCATGGGCCTGGCCACAATGCTGGGCTTCGTGATCTCCCTCCTGACCGGCATGGTGGAGGGGGCCATAGCTTTTGGCACCGCCGTGGCAGATAACTGGAGCTGGATCAGCCCCATCGTTTATGGCGTCGTCGCCGCCCTGGGGGCTTATGTGGGCTATTTGGGCGTGATGAAAGCCATGGAGCTGGCCAGTGCCGCCGGAAAAATCATCATGTGCGCCGCCTCCTATGCTCACGCTGCGGCGACAGGGACCGAGGCAAGCGCCACGGCAGCGGCTACGGCGGCCCAGTACGGCTTTAACACGGCCCTCCTGGCCTGCCCTGTTACCTGGATCGTGGTGGCCGTTATCGCCCTTGTAGCGGGCATTATGGCCCTCTGCAACTGGATCGCCAAGACCACGGGCGTGGCGCAGACCGGGTTTGGGGTGCTGACCGGCGGCATCAATGTGGTGATCCAGGCCGTGGTCAACGCGGGCCTGGTGGTGGCGAATATCGCCCTGGGCATCTGGAACGCCCTGGGGGCGGTCTGCTCCAATATCGGCACCGCGTTTCATAACGTGATCGCCAACGTGCAGAGCTGGTTCTACGGCCTGCTTGCCACCGCCCTGCGGGTGGTGGAGGGCATTTGCGCCGCTCTGAACAAGCTCCCCTTCGTGGAGTTCGACTATTCCGGCATCACCAGCAAGGCCGACGAGTATGCCGCCAAATCCGCCGAGGCCGCCAACAGCAAGGAGGAATACACCAGCGTGGCCGACGCCTTCAGCGAGGGCTTCGGGACCTTTGACGCCTACTCCGAGGGCTGGGCCTCTGACGCTTTCCAGGCCGGGGCGGCTTGGGGGGATGGCGTGGCCGACACGGTGGGCGGGATGTTCGACGGCCTGGGCTATGAGCCGGGGACCATTGAGGACTTCGCCAACCAGGGCTTCGACAGCTTCGCTATGGACGGCCTGGGCAACGACGTGGGAGAGATTGCGGACAACACCGGCGGCATGGCCCACGCCCTGGACGTGAGCGGCGAGGAGCTGAAATACCTCCGGGATATTGCCGAGCGTGACGCCATCAACCGCTTTACCACGGCGGAGGTCAAAATCGACATGACCGGCATGACCAACAAGATCGAAAACAGCAACGACCTGGACGGTGTCATTCGGGAGCTGACCGACGGCTTCTCCGAGGCGCTGGTCACGGCAGCCGAGGGGGTGCATGAATGAGTTATTCCTGCTATCTGGGCGGCATGGAGGTCCCCACCCCGGCCAAGCTGACCGTCAAGGTCAAGGGGAAAAACAAGACCCTGATACTGCTCAACGAGGGGGAGATCAATTTCCTGCGCTCCCCCGGCCTGACGGAGATCACGGTGCCGCTGCTGCTCCCCATGCTGGGCGGCAGCCGGTCCCCGTCGGCTTATCTGGATATGCTGGAGGGGCTAAAGACCGGCAAGGGAACCACCCAATTTATCCTGGTGCGCTCCAGCCCGGACGGGCGGCGGCTGTTTGACACCAACCTGACCGTAAGCGTGGAGGACTACAACATCGTGGAGGACGCCAAGAAGGGGCTGGACGTGTCGGTGGACGTGAACTTGAAGCAGTGGCGGCCCTACGGGACCAAGACCGCCACCGTAGAACCGCCCGCTGAACCCAGCCAGCCCCCTACGGTGACTGTGGAGCAGTAGCGGGAGGCCAGCACGGCCCCCGCCGCCA